ACCTGGTTTCCAAGTTGGCTTGGATAACTTTGACAGTATTTTTTCTACGTACACTGGCCAATTCATTACTGTTACCGGTATTCCATCTTCTGGTAAATCTGATTTCGTAGATCAAATGATCGTTGGTTATAATGAAAAGTATGGTTGGAAAACGGCATATGCATCACCAGAAAATACTCCTACATATTTACATGCACACAAGCTAATGAGGAAAACGTGGCAAGGAATGCCGACGGTCGCAGACATCAAGACTGAAAAGTGGAACCAAGTAGCGGATCATGTGAATGATAATTATTTCTTTATTGATATGGAACGTTATACATTAGACGCTGTGTTACGTAAGGGTGCTGAGTTAGTTAAACGTAAAGGAATTAAATGTTTAGTTATTGATCCATTTAATAAAGTACGTGATAATGATGCGTCTGGTGATGTTAATGCCTATACTTTAGAATACTTAACTAAGATTGAAATCTTTGCTAAGAAATATGATGTACTTGTAATGATTGTTGCGCATCCTACTAAAATGTATAAAGATGCTAAAGGTAATATTGAAGAGCCTACAATGTATAACATTAAAGGTGGTGGCGAATGGTATGATGCTTCATATCATGGCTTATTAGTTCATAGAAACTATGAAGACAAAACCGTTAAAGTTAAAGTATTAAAATGTAAGTTCCAAAACCTTGGAGAAAATGGCGCTGAATGTCATTTCAAATGGGAACCACAGTCAGGATGTTTTCTTCCACATACTCCTATGATTAATTCGGATGATCGTATGCCTTGGGAATAAAGAATAATAATTTATACATAAATGAAAACACCAATAAAACAATTAGAAAAATCCAAAGAATATCAAGAAATAAGATCTAATGATTATCCGGGTTATGCGGTATATTATATTCCAGAGGAGCATTATGTAGGCATGAGCAAGAATGTTTATAATAGAATGATAAAGCATAAACATTTAGGAAAGATAATTGATGGATGGGAAGTGCTAATGTGCTTTGAGAATCCTATAAGAGCTCATTTAATGGAGACTCAATTACATTTAATGGGTTATAATGGATATAGGTCTTAATAATGGGTAGTGGATTAAAAAAGAATCAGATAGATATGGGCAACTATATACAATCTGAAAAAGAACAACAAGCTTATATGTGGTGCATACGGAATAATATATTTATATCTCCTAAACCTAAGAGCGCAACAGAATGGTTTTTAGAGATAACTATAAATGGTAATAAAAATATAAGCCCATCAGCTTATAAGAAGAATGATATATGGTTACAATTATATAAGTTCTATGTTTATTACTATGATAAGTATGCAAATAAAGTAGAAGTAAAAACAGTAGAGGATCCAAAACAAAAAACAAAAACAAAGCAGAAGATAGATGACACTGCTGATAACTTTAAATTATTTTAAATGGTAACATATGAAGAAGGATACAGAAGATTATTATGGGAATGCTTAACTAATGGCGTTCATAGAAACGACCGTACTGGTATTGGTTGTAAATCTATATTTAATGCTTCTCTAAAGACTAATGTGTCTAAATACTTTCCAGTTATAACCGGTAGAAAAATGTTTCAAAAAACTTTTGATACAGAATTTGAATGGTTTATTAATGGTGAAACTAATATACAAAGGTTCAGAGATGCTGGCGTAAAAATATGGGATGCTTGGGCAGATGATAATGGTGATCTTGGTCCTGTATACGGGCATCAAATGCGCAATTTTAATGATCAAAATATAGATCAAATGCAAATGCTTCTTAAGCAATTAATAAACGATCCAGATAGCCGTAGACACATTATAAGTTTATGGAATCCTGCGCAAATAGATCAAATGCAATTGCCTCCTTGTTATTTATATTTTCAATTCTTTGTTGAGCACGATAAACTTAATATGTTTGTTGTACAAAGATCGGGTGATTTGTTTTTAGGAATTCCATATGATATGGCATTGTTTACTAAAATACTTTTATATGTTTCTGAAAAAGTTGGATTAAAAGCAAATTGGTTGGAAGTACAGATTGTTGATGCTCATATTTACGACAATCAATATGATGCTATACACGAATATCTTATGCAAGATACATTTGATCTCCCGGAGTATATTCATGAAAACGGAGCATTAACCTTAATAAATTATAAACACGGTCCAGTAATTACAGCAAAAGTGGCCATTTAATCTAAATTATGTATTATATCTATCACATTTTTGGTAAAAAGATTGGGGTTACACGTAATCTTAATAATAGAGTTACAGTTGAACAAGGATACCATCCGACAGAATATGAAGTTCTAGAAACCAGTGAGGACATAGATTATGTGTCTGCCCGGGAACTAGAGCTTCAATCTATCTATGGATACAAAATAGATCGTCAATCTTATAAGAATTTAATTAATAAAAATAAAAAGAAAAAACCTATGGTATTAAATGTAACAGAACAAACAACAACATTCCCATGCCCACTAAGTAAACTTAAAGGTAATCTAATGGATAACAAAGGAATGAAAATAGAGACTGGATTTGGTGTTTATTATTTAAATGATGAGTTAATTGATTGGATAATTAAAAATGCCAATACCTCAATGTTTAATCCAGCAAGATCTTATGTATATAACAAAGCAATGCATGAGGCAATTAAAGTTGTTACAGAACCTGTAACTAATGAAAGCAGTAATGTATATGATCTTATTAGACAATGGGCTGATGAACGTGGAATATATAGGACAGGCGATTCTAAAACTCAGTTTGTAAAACTCCAGGAAGAAACTGGCGAATTAGCAAGAGCAATATTAAAAAACAATCAAGAGGAATTAATTGATGCAATTGGCGATGCAGTTGTTGTATTAACTAATCTGGCTGCATTAGAAGGATTAAAAATTGAAGATTGTGTTGTAGCAGCCTATGACGTAATTAAATCAAGACAAGGATCAATGATCAATGGCACATTCGTAAAACAAACATTATAATATGACAGAACAAACAATTAAATTTAGAGATCCAGTTGTACAATGCGTAGTAAACAAATTTGTAGATCGATCTGATGTAGGCTTTGCTAAATACAAAACAACAATGCGTGACGACCAATCCGATGTATTTGTTTGGCTGAATCATTTACAAGAAGAGTTAATGGATGCAACTTTGTATTTGCAACGTTTAAAAGAAGAAATATCAACATTGCGTGAAGAAAAAGCTTTACTTAACACTACTAATGATATTGATGTAATAGATGCTTTTGTATTTGAACCAAAAAAAAAAGAGCCTACACGGCAAAAGAAGCGGAAGAATGGGCATGGGCGTAATTGGACAATTGATGAAGATATAGAAGTACAATACGAGAAGTTCAAGCATTTCGCAAATGACAAAAACCCGTTTGAAGGTTTCCATACAACATTCAGCAAATGAAAAGAAGATCAACAAAAAAAGGACCAGTTACAGCAAAGGTTGTATCATATGAAGGTATTACCTTTGCTTCAGGACTGGAGAAGTACATGTACAAAGCCTTAAAGGAAGCTGGTATACCATGCGAATATGAAAAGTATACCTTTGAATTATTACCTGCATTTGTATTTGAGAATGATTGTATAGAAAGACAATCAAATAGTAAAGGAGATTATATAAATCGTGGTAATAAAAAAGTTTTAAACTTAAAGTATACTCCGGATTTTGTTGGTAAGAACTTTATAATTGAAACAAAAGGTAGAGCTAACGATTCATTTCCATTAAGATGGAAGATGTTTAAGAAGTGGATGGTTGACAATGGTGACAATAGAACACTATATAAGCCACAAAATCAAGCTGAGTGCTTAAAAACTGTAGAATTAATTTTAAAACAAAACGCAAATGAGTAAACAAGAAAGGTATTGGACAATTACAATTGGGTTATATCCCGGAATATTATTTGGTTATAGGGCATACCAAGAAAAGGATTTTACAACATATGTTATTTATTTACCATTTGTTGACTTTGCATTAGAAATAGAACATTAATAATTTAAAAACAAATAATGAGTTTAAGTTTAGACAAACAAATATTAAGTGACATAACAGTATATACAAAGTATGCAAAGTACATACCTAATAAAGAAAGGCG